GACATATTTTTACTACATTCAAAATCTGCTTGAATAAAAGCAGCTGCTCCAAACATATTTGTTTGACCAGACTCTTTTAAATCTTCAAGATATAAGAATACTTCATTTTTATTTTGATTAAATTCCTCATCTTCTAATAATGCTTGTGTATCTAAGTCGTCTTTATAGTATTTAGGGAATCTATGTTTTATGTATTCTTCTTTGTCTTTTCCAGTTAGTTCTACATTTCTAGAACCATCTTTTATTATTGCCATATTAATCTCCTTTTATTATTAACATTCCATGTTTATCACCAAACAATTTCATACATGGTTTGCAGTTTTTAGTTACTTTTTTTGTTATTTTTGTTTGACCAGAAACTCTTATACCTTTTTCATCAGTTTTTTCATAACAATAAAAACATTCATATACTTTCATACTTTCTCCTTTAAAATTATTGGGGTGAGTGCATATCTGCAAGCCAACTGAATTCCACATTTATCTATCATTCTTTTCAATTAATATTTTTACACCCCAATAATTATTATTTTACCAAAGCTTTATTGGTGTTCTATTATTGTAATTATACACATCTTCAATCATCCTAAGATAATCGTTTATTCTTGTACAATGTACAAATCGAGTAGGTATTTGTTCAATTTTCCTTATTAATACTTCATGTTTAAAATCTGGATGAGTTAATAAGTCAATATAAACAGCTAAGAATGTTCTATGTCTATATACTTTATCATTGTATTGCCTAAACTCTTGTATTTTCCCAAGAACATCGTGAACAAATTCAAGTGATTGTGTAACTTTAAACTGACCTCTTCTAAATTCATCACACATTGTTTTATCATTCCGACCAGCTAATACGCCTATTAAAGTAGAAATAGGATACTTGTATTGTTTCTTAAAACCTGCCAATACTTTGTATTCATGCATACCTCTATTGCAATAATGATGTAATGAATCGTTTAAGTTCCATTTATCTTGCACTGAATTAACCAATCCTATATCATCGAGAGTCATATTAGAGAATCTATAATAAATAGGTATTTTCATATCCATACAAGTAATAAATCTGTGTTGTCCTTCAACAATAATTAATTTATTGTCATCATTTAACACTACTTTTATTTCATTTTCATGGGTAAGGTCGTTCCTTTCTATTTCAACTCTAAGATTAGCAATTTTATTAGGTCGAATAGTTCTATTACTTTCTACTAATAAGAATCTATTGTAATCTTCTTCATCTGTGCCTGTTTTAAATATAGGAACCATTGTAATTTCATCCATGCCAACAGCTTGTTTTTGATTTGTATTTAATTTTACTTCTTTGGAAGGTGTTTTCATTTTATTGTCCTTTATGTTATTTATTTTACAGAATACCAATATTTATAACCACAATCATCATCCCAAACACTTTGCTCTTCAAAGTTTAGTTTACTATGCTGTTTTACATAATATTGGTCATTTGAGTGTATTGGTTTCCAATACCCTATTTTAAAATACCTATTTCCATCTAAATCATTTCCAAACTTCACACTATTATACTTCTTCATCTTTAATAACAGTTTAGCTTTTTCTTCTTCTTGTTTTGAAGTAGAGCTTTTAATCTTATTATCATTATAAACTCCATCCTTTTCTTTTTCCAGTTTATATCTAGCATAACTAGTGCCGTATTTATTAGTAAGCATTTTTGTTTTAATATAATAACCTTCGTTTCGTAATATTTTTATTATAGATGCTAACCTCATACCCCATCCTCGTTCATATGATTCAACAGCTGTTAGTGAATTGCCTTCTTTAAGATATTCTAACACTTTTTCTTTTTGTGATTTTCTTTTCATTATTTATTGCCTCTTTTTTGATTGGTTTATTATTATTTTATCTATTTCCCAAGACTTATTTATCTCCTCATTTGTTATTCTTCTCTTTTGAAAAGATTGTTTTCTTGTCATGTAAGTCAATGGAACATCTGCCAATGATGGCGGTCTTCCCCATTCGTCAACTAATATCTTTTGACCTAACCATTCTTTCTTTGTCATTTTTACTCCTATACATTGTGTTTAGCTTGCACTTAATGATAGGGCACTGTTATTATAGACGATGCGGAGGTCTACTTTACCACATTGTAGTTGTGAGTGGAAGGGAACAGTGCCCATTGAAAATTATCTACCAGGCTTGCGATGTTTTGGCATTATCTTAATTCTTCCATGAGGTATCTCCACAACTGTAACCTGACCTTCCATATATATTTTGCCAATGAGGTCTGGCACATTCTCTTGTAATTCTTTAATTGTTAACATGTTTACTCCTATTGTTATTAAATCTACAGTTAATGCCCAAGTTAATGCAAATAAGGAAGATAATATCACTATTATTATAGATTAATTGATGCACTTCAATATTCACATTATTATGGCACTGGCCACTATTATATTACAAGTATAGTGGTGTAAGTAATAGAAAAGGGGAAATGAATCCCCTTAATTCTACTGAACTGCTGTAGGTAGCTTCACTGGTACATCTTCTTCATCCATCATAATTGGGTCAAACCCAGCTTCAACACAGCATCGGTTAATATTAATCAAGTCATCCCTCAAAGCCTGCATTACATCACGCTTAGATTCTACGGACACGCCCATTACATATCCTCTCTTCTTAGGTGATCTGATTGACTTAAACAACAACTTAGCTCTCGTCTCGGCAGCTAGGTGAATGAAGTCATCTCTTGTTTCTAGTTTAGTTACTGACATCTTAGTCTCCTGTTAAGTTATTAATAATTATATAATTCTAAATGTAAATGAAATATAACTAAAAATCGTATATACGAAATCCCCCGATAGGGGGTGGATAAGGTAAAAAAGCTTAAGTATCAAAATCCTGCAATTTTTTTAGTAAATATAACTTGGGCAAAGTTGACATATGTATTAAATTTATAGGGTGGTAGGGTAGGGATAAATAAATAATGTGTAAAAAAATAGATATGGCTGAATTTATAGAAGAGTTATCTGATTTACCTGTAAAAACACAGGAGTCTGTATTGAAAAATTTATCGGAATCAATGATTCCTTTAGAAATAAATGGTAATGTATTTATGGTTCATAAAGATGTTACAGATTTGATAGATAATTTAATGGTGCAAATAAAAAAATTAGAACAAGAGAGAGAAAATAAGTTTGTCGGAAAAAAGAACAATTAAAGGTGTCCCTCATTATGTATATGAGGATTTAGAAGAATTTCAAAAAGACCATCCTAATACAGTTGTTCATCCAGATTGGAGAAAATCTGAAGAAAATGATTGGGTATATTCTGATGACGATAGAATTGTTCAATTATTAAAAGTATCTAAAGACGTTAATCATCATTCCGATAGAAAAAATTATAAATTTGCACAAGGTTGGGTAAGAACTGTTGTAGGAAGTTTTCTCAATAGACCAAATGTAAAGATGGATACAGACTTTGATAATCATCCAAATAGATATACATTCTCTACTAATATAAAGAATACTTCTAATAGAGTTCACAAAAGAACAAAAACTACAAATAAAGAAAAAGAATTTGCAATAAATGTAGTAACGGGTATGGGAGCCGTAGATGCTTACAAAAGAGCTTACTCAGAAATGTCAGACCAAAAGGCAAGAAAGAAAGCAACGATACTATTAAAACAGGAAAGAGTAATGAAAGAAATAGAAAAATCAGTTCTTGATGTAGCGAAAGGATTAGGAATAGACCATGAATACATTCTTGGTAAATTAAAAAATCTTGCAGATTTTAGTGAAGATGATAATATCATTCTACAATCAACAAAAGAATTAGGCAAAATTGTGGGAACCTCTGGAAATACAATAAAGCAAAAAGAAATGGGATTGCTGGGAGTATTTCAAGGATTTTCCCCAGAACAAATTGAAGGTGCTACAAGAACAAATCAATTAAATGAAGTAAAACCCGAGGAATAATATGAGTATAGGAGACGACATTCGAAAAGATGCGGATGGAAATGTAATAGGATGTCCACATTGCGGAGCTAGGTCAGTCCACAAAAGTGGGTTTTTATATAGAGCAAATACAAAAAAACAACAATGGAAATGTACTGCTTGTGGTAGAAAAACAGTAGCTCCTACTATAGTAGAAAAAAATCCATTTAAAGTAGAAGAAATAGACCCAGAACATATACCAATAGAAGATTTAATTGAGCATAGAAAAAAACAATACAAGCAAAAAAAAATATCGAAAGAAAGCAGAAAACTTATAAAAATTAATATTAATATAGATGGGCCTATAGGTATTGCTCATTTTGGAGACCCTCACGTTGATGATGATGGTACGGATATATCTCAAATATTGTATTATATGAGTATAATTAATAATACAAAAGGAATGTTTGCTGGAAATCTTGGAGATATACAAAATAATTGGATAGGAAGACTTTCAGCTTTATACGGTCAACAATCAACATCTGCAAAAGAATCATGGAGACTTACTGAATACTTTGTAAATAAATTAAATTGGTTATACTTAGTAGCTGGAAATCATGATGTATGGAGTGGAGATGGAGACCCTTTAGATTTTATAATGAGAGGACATCAAGGATTATATGAAAAATGGGGAGCTCGAATGAATCTTGTGTTTCCCAATGGAAAGGAGATAAGAATAAATGCAAGGCATACTTTTAAAGGTAACAGTATCTGGAATACTGCTCATGGCGTTGCTCGTGCTGCTCAGACTGGTTGGTCAGACCATGTATTAACTTGTGGACATACTCATGTATCTGGTTATCAAGTATTAAAAAGCCCTTCAAATGGACTTATATCTCATGCATTACAAGTAGCTTCTTTTAAAATAATGGATAGTTATGCAGATAAATTAGGATTAGACGATAAGAATATATTTAATTGCCCAGTTACAATTATAGACCCTCAATACGATGATGATGATAATAGATTAATTACTACAATTTTTAATCCAATTAATGCATCACAATATTTAACATATCTTAGAAAAAATTATAATAAATTAAAGAATGAAAAAGCTTGATAAATTTATATATAATGCTAAATTAGTAAGAGTTGTTGATGGAGATACTTGCGATGCTCTAATAGATTTAGGGTTTGATACTTTTGTAAAAAAAAGAATACGATTTATTGGTGTAGATACTTGGGAATCTAGAACTAGAAATTTAGAAGAAAAGAAAAAAGGATTGGAAGCTAAAGCATATACAAAAAAAATGCTTGAAGAATCTGATAAAGGAAAGTTTACATTAAAATCTCACGGCCTTGGTAAGTACGGTAGAGTACTTGGTGAGATTTTTCTTAAAGAGAAAGAAGATAGTTTAAATAATTTGTTAAAACAAAACGGCCATGCATATGAATATGATGGCGGTAAAAAGAAAAAATTTATTAATAAAGGAATACAAAACGACCCAGAGTGTTAAATGAGCGAATCTCAAGAATCAATTATCAGAAGTCAAGTTCTTGTATTGCTCCATAGAAATCAAAATAAATCAAAAAGAATACTAAAAAGATTTTTAAAATGTATAAATGGAGAATACAATGAAGCAAAAAAAATCATTAACGAAACATGATTTAAAACGTAAAATAAACGATTTAGAAAATACAATATTTTTCATTGCAAAAAGACTTCAAAAGTTTGAAGTTGTATTTAACGATTTTGTAGATATGACAAAACAAGCTAAAAAACTAGAAAAATACCTAGATGGCAAATATAAACAGTCAGAACGTAAGCAAAGCTGAAGAAGCTTTACAATTAGCATATAAAGACCTTATATCATTTGGGAAACTTTTTCTTCCAGATGACTTTATGCGAAGCGAAACTCCTTTCTTTCATTATGAAATTGCAGATGCTATTGATGATAGAAATGTAAAACAAACTGCAATAATTATTCCTAGAGGCCATGGTAAAACTGTCCTTACCAAAGCTTCTATTGTAAAAGATTTTGTATTTGCAAGTAAAGATAATTTCCTTTTTTATGCT